TTGGAGGTTGTGTAGTCTGTTGTGGCCGCATTAAAGCTCGCTGAGTTAGTGTACATTGCCAGCTTGAACGTATCTCCGCTGGATGTCGTAAAGTTGTGTGAGCCTACAAGTAGTTCTTGCTTGAACGACGTACACATGTAGTTTCCGCTAAAGGCCATATCAAAGTCTCCTTATGAGTTCGGCTAGGTCTTTTTGCCCTGCGTCACACAAGGCGTTGTAAACAGTAGTTCGGTCGCTTTTCACGGCTTCCTTCATATAAAAAACAAGGACTGATCTAATCTGGTCCTTGAATGCCTGCGCTTGCGCTTGAACCTCTGGCATCGCAGTATCCGCAACCGAAACAACCCTGCTCAGGCATCTTTCGGCAACCTCTTCGGGTGTAAAACCCCTGTTATTTGTCGTTTCTACAAAAACGCTACCCACATCCATCGTGGTACTAACACTGATCATCCTCTAGGCTTCCTTACCTCTCCGCTACGATAGCTGTCTGTTGTGCTGTACCCCTCGCCCAACTCCTCTAACTTGCTCATGGCCTCAAGGTATCTTTGCGTATAGACCTGCATAAGGTCTGGGTCGCCCTTGAGGTAGGTGTACGCCTCTACAAGACAGCTATATAAAAGCGTAGATTCGGCATTTGTCCCTAGCCAGCTTGTGCCGTCCGAAGAGGCGGTTATTGATTCGGGCTTGTGAAAATAGTGCAGTTCAGCGTCATATGCCGCATCTGGTGTTGGCCCGATAATAAAAGCTGTGCGGCTAAAGATGCCGTAATACTTAGGAGCGCCCTGTGTAGATGTTAGCGGATACGCCTGTCGTATAAAGTTTACGTCTTTAAACAGGAGGTACTCAAAGCCAGAATTATCGATTGCTAACGAGTATGGCGTTAGAAAATCCGATGGCATAACCAGATACTGGTTGTTGTTTGCCACTGAGCCAGACACGTTCTTTCTGAAATCAGGCAACTGAACCGTCTTTAGTATCTTGTCCTCTGCCTGCTGAATGATTGTCGGCAAATTATTGACAAAGCTGGTTTCATTCGACTCGCAATAGTCCTGAATGACCTGCTTTAATGTGGTAAAGGTAAACGCCATCAGGATGTCTCCACTGTTACGCGCCCAACAAGACCTGCCATGTCGAGGCCAACAGTACGGCTTCCAAGTGCCGTGTTGCCTCCCCCGACAGGATCGAACGCAAAAAGCGCACGACTTTCATCAAGGCCATCATCAGGTCGCGGAAAGCGAAGCGCCTGCGGATCACTTGCATTAACGTCTCCCAGCTTTAACTGTGGCTGGTCTTGGTCCACAACATCCCTGCCAACAAGCAGTCCATTCCAGCGGCCATCTTCAATCTGCCTAACCAAGTCGCGCAGTGGGTAGCGAAAGCCAGTCCTGTCGCAGAACCCAAACGCCTTGGAGCCGGTCGCATAGCTACTCATAAGTTGTTATATCCACCCGGAGCCATGTAAAGGGACGCCTTTTCTCTTGATGCATCTGCCGCAAGATTCCATTGCTCCTCATACACCTGCTTGAGCGCAGGCGCGATGCTCATTGACTCTGGCTTTTTGCTCGCAATCTGGTATGCCAGACCCGCCACCATGCACGGCAAGTACCGCGCTGGAACGTCCATGTTGTTAGATGCTGGCTTTCCAGTGTCTTCAATACGATCTAGGTAGTAGTACGCAAACGTGTAGCTGGTTGTAGCATCTGGCACCGGCCAGAAATGTAGCGTTATCCCCGCAGGCTTGCGCTCAACGTAGTATTGAAGCGGTCTTCCTTGGGTTAGCTTGTTTGTCTGATGAGCGTACTGGCTAACGGATATTCTCTGCATTGTCAGGTCAGACTGCTTAGATGTATCACCTGCGTCAGTACGCAACAAACCCTCCACTATGTCTAACTTTTCTGAGGTAAGGTCATACGATGACGTTCCTGCGGTCAGAGCCTGCGTAGCATCTCTTACTGTCCACAAGTTAAGACCACGGTTCTGCCACTCAAGCATCAGCAGATCCAAGCTACGCCGTGCTGTGCGGTAGTCGTAGCCGCTTCTTAGCTCAGAGCCTGCACGCTCGAACGCCTCCTCAAAAATATCTGATAGGTCAAGAGTAAAAGTCGTTGTGCCGCTAGTAGCCATCAGACCCTCCTCCCCCTAGTTCGACCCGTGCGAGCCAGCCCGTTTCTGCACTTGGCCGCTTTTGCCTTTTTCGACTTGGGCGCATTTTTAATCTGCTTGCCCATTTGCGCTCTGCTTATAGGCATTTAGCTACCCTTTTTCCATTTTTTAGACTTGGACTTGGTTTTGCTTGGACTCCATTTTGTCTTGTCAGCCCAATAGGCCGCAGACATTTTGCCCTTCTTTATATTCTTGGCATGGCGTAATTTAAACGCTTTGCGCTGTCCCACTGTTTGATTGGTCTTTACACCCTGCTGACCAAACCGAATGACCTTTTCTTTCCCGCCTTCGCACGCCTTTACGATATGCGATTTTTTGGAATGGCCCGGAGTCCGTTTCGGCTTGTTGCAGGCCATCGCGCCTTTATCAACGCGACCTCCCTTCTTGTAGTACAGCCGCATTAATTCCGATGCCTCGCCGTCTTCTTGGCACCCGTTTTGGGTTGCTTGGAGTGCTGTTTCCCTTTCTTTGTATCTGCTTTCTTTTTGCGGCTGGTGGCGGCATATTCTTTATCTGAGAGGGACTTGATTGCCTTTTCAGGAAGATAACGCTCACCCGTGGCCTTTTTCCCTTGGGTGCTGGGCTTCCCAGACTTGGTGCGCCACTTCTGCTTGGTCCACTTCTTTAGGGACTTTTGTGTCTTCTTGAGCGCCATCAGTCTTTATAGCCGCCACCTGCGGCTTTGTATTGCTTTGCCATCATCTGCGCCTTTCTTGCGGACCACTGCCCCGGCTTACCGCCCTTGCCGCCAGCCTTTATCCGGTTAAATATACGCTTGCGAAGACTAGGCTTAGTGTAGTTTCCGGCCTCATTGACGCGAGACTTAGACTTTTTGGTCTTGCCGCCCTTCTTGTAATACAGCCTCATTAGCCGTAATTCTTCTTTAGCTTGAGGACTACAGAGTAGGTGTCGCCGTTGCTCGCGCTCGTGGTGGTAAACAGGATGTCACCCGTCTTGCCAGAGGCGGCGGCTGTATTTGGTAAGCCAACAAAATCAGAAAAATCCAGTGTATCGCCATAGTCAGCAATCAACTCCCACGCCAACACGTTGGTAGTGGCGTCAAAGAAAATCTGGACTCCCATACCCTTTGTTGTGTACTGGATGCTTTCGATGTTGACACTCGTACACGCGCCCTTGCTGGCGGGGTCTGCACTTAACGCAGATACGTCCACCTTAGCAACGGCGGCTTCACCCGTGCCATCGCTGACATTAGTAAAGTACATGATCGCTGTTCTTGGGCCGTCTTCAATGATCTTGCTAATAACTGCATCAGCCATCTTGTTCTCCTAAAAAGGGGCCGAAGCCCCGTTACGTTAGCTTAGGTTGATGTTCTGTTGATACAGAATTGTTACCCGAATCTCACCAGCGTCTGTGGCGCCCGTGGTTGTCCAAGTAAGCTTCTTGTCAGCAGTGCCCGTGTCGGCCCACGCCAACGCGCCGCCAGCCTGCGTGGTGGGGTATTTACGACCCGCTCCAGAGGCGACAGTAATTGAGAAGGAGTTAACGAACGTGGCATTACCGCCAACCGTGTCGCCCACACTCAATACCGCAGTGGCGTTGCCCATAGCTGTAGGGCAGTCAATCACGCAGTCAATGATTTGGGAGTTGGCTGGGATGACAACAGTGGTGCTGTTGGCCGCAGATGCGCCAGCCGCCAGAGACCCTGTTGAGAAGGTTTGCGCCATGACAACTTGTCCGGTGTTCTTTACGTCAGAACCCAGAGTAGTGCCAGTGGTGTCTTTGATGGTTCCAGCCTTGATTGGGCCAGAGAAAGTAGTAGTACCCATGAGGATCTCCTGTCTTGGGTGAGTCTAATGTTCCACGTAGAACAATTAGTCAGGAAGAAAAGGGGGCCGAAGCCCCCGACTTTTTAGGAAGTTCCGGGCGAGCCGTAAATTCCGAGTGGATCAGATACGCCGAACGAGTAACGAGCGCGAGCTTTGTAGCGCACGTTTCCTGTGTCGAAGTCTCCGTCCATTGAGGTTTCAAGCGCGGTGCGCTCAAAGTGCTTCATGCCGTTCGGCACGTCGGTGATCAAGAAGAACGCATTCGTGTCAGTCAGGAAGTGATTGACAGAATAGCCTTCT